TGACTGGCATTACGCGCGCGCTCTACATGGCAGTCTGCAAAAACACCGACGCGCTTCATATCGAACGGGTTGAGGTCGATCCTGCCATGGCCGAACGCCTTCTGGAGAAGGCTGGCCGGGTCATCTTCGCCCAGCACCCGCCTGCGCGGATCAGCGAAGATCCGGCTTGGTTCGAATGCCGTTTTTGCGATCACCACGCTGTCTGCCACGCGGGTGGCGGTGCCGCTGTGACCTGTCGGTCCTGTCTGCATGCGACGCCTGTCGATGGCGGATGGCACTGTGCGCGTCATGACAGAATGCTGTCGCCCGCTGAGCAGCGGGCCGCCTGCGGCAAACATCTCTTCATACCCGATCTCGTGCCGGGTGAGGTCATCGATGCGGGAGACGACATTGTCACCTACCGCATGGATGATGGCACCTCCTGGTCAAATGACGCCCGCAATACGGAGGCTGCGCCATGCTGACCCTGCGCCCATACCAAGAAGCTGCGATCTCTTCGATCTACGACTATTTCCAGTCCAACAAAGGTAACCCTCTGGTGGTGATCCCGACGGCTGGCGGCAAGTCGCTCGTCATGGCGTCCTTCATCGAAGGGGTGCTGAAGGCTTGGCCTGATCAGCGCATCCTGATCGTGACCCATGTGCGCGAATTGATCGCCCAAAACCATGCCGAGATGATCGGGCTTTGGCCTGAGGCACCGGCCGGCATCTATTCGGCGGGCTTGGGGAAACGTGAGGCGCAGGCCCGTGTTTTGTTTGCAGGCATCCAATCCATCCATCGCCGCGCCCATGAAATCGGCCACACTGATCTGGTGTTGATTGATGAGGCCCATTTGATCCCGGGCAATTCCAGCACGATGTACAGACGCTTTCTGGACGCTCTGCACGCGATCAATCCTGCGCTGAAGGTGATTGGCCTCACCGCCACACCGTTTCGCACTGGCAGCGGCATGCTGCATGAGGGCAAGGACGCACTCTTCACTGACATTGCGTATGAGGCGCCGGTGCGCGATCTGATTGACGCAGGGTATCTGAGCCCACTGATCTCTAAACAGCCCAATACGCGGCTCGACGTCTCGAAGGTCGGCACCCGTGCGGGCGACTTCATTGCGCGCGATCTGGCAGCCGCTGTCGATCAGGAAGCGACGACGCGGGCGGCAGTTACCGAGATCATCACCCATGGGAAAGACCGAAAATCCTGGCTGGCCTTCTGTTCAGGCATCGAGCACGCCCGCCATGTGGCCCAGGAGTTCGGCCGCCAAGGCATCACCTGCCGCACAATCTTTGGGGACACGCCAAAGGAGGAGCGCGATGCCATCATCGCGGCCTTCAAGCGCGGTGAAATCCGCGCACTGGCCTCGATGGGGGTGCTGACGACCGGGTTCAACGCGCCGGCCGTCGATCTCATCGCGCTGCTGCGCCCGACCAAATCCGCAGGGCTTTATGTCCAAATGGTCGGTCGCGGCACGCGCTTGGCTCCGGACAAGGAAAACTGCTTGGTTCTGGATTTTGCGGACAATGTCCGCCGCCACGGGCCGATCGATCTGGTTCGCCCGAAACGCCCAGGCGATGGCGGGGGTGGCGAGGCACCCACAAAGGTTTGCCCCGAGTGCGACAGCATCATGGCGCTCTCGGCGACGGAATGCCCTGACTGCGGCTACGTCTTCCCACCCCGTGAGGTGAAAATCGCCCCCACAGCGGCCACGCTTCCGGTTTTGTCGCCAAAAGTCCAATGGCTGCCGGTCCATGGTGTGTCCTACAGCCGTCATGACAAGCGCGGCGGGCGCCCCTCAATGAAGGTCACCTATAGCTGCGGGCTCAAGTCCTACAACGAATGGGTCTGTGTCGAGCATCAGGGCTATGCGCGCCAGAAGGCGCTCGAGTGGTGGCAAAAGCGTGCGCCGGGCTGCCCGATGCCACGCACGGTCGACGATGCCATTGCGCAGGCGGGGAAACTGACCCGGCCAATCGCGATCTCGGTACACCCGTCTGGCCGCTTTCTTGAAATCTCCGGCTACAGGTTTGATCCATGCGCCACTTCAACTCCGGCCTCTGCGCCGTCTGCCACCGGGAACCTCGCGGGTTTGGTTGGTTCAACCCGATATTCACCGTCTCGGACAAGCGGCGGGACCAAAGCCGCAAACACTTCTGTTCTCGCATCTGCCAGGACATCTGTTACAGGAGGACAGGCATGATCGATCCCACCCCAAATGAAATGCAGGCCATGAGCGTTGGCGGCCAATATGGTGGCGAATACCTCGAGAGTATCGGCAAATCGGATCTCGCCACCCTGACTGAGACCGAGTGGGATCGCTTCCTTGATGCGGTCATTACCGGATATTGCGATCAACTGCGCGCGCTGGTGGGACAAGACCGCACTCGGCTCGACGCTATGACACCGGAGGTGCCCCTTTGATGGTTAATACATCGTATATGGCGCGCTTCGGCGCTCGGCTGGTCACCAATGGCTATGGCATCCTGCCAATCGGTCCGGGCACCAAAAAGCCTGGCCAGTTTAAGCGTGGAGTATGGGCAGACTACCCCGAGTGGAACCGGCACACCGAACGCCCAACCACGGAGGTTGAGGTGACGACATGGTCGACTTGGCCAGAGTGTGGCATCGGTCTTGTTGGCGGCACGGTTGCAGCTGTCGATATTGATGTGGTTGAGGATGCGGAACTGGCGCTCCACATTGAGCAATTGGCGCGTGAACGTTTGGGGGATACGCCCGCACTGCGCATCGGTAAGGCGCCAAAACGGATGCTGATTTATCGCACAGAAACCCCTTTCCGGGGCATCAAACGTCATCCGCTGGAGGTGCTTTGTCTGGGTCAGCAGTTCGTGGCCTACGCCAACCACCCGGACACGGGCGCGCCCTATGCCTGGCCAGAGGAAGGGCTGGCTGATCTCGATATCACGGAGCTGCCTGAAATCACCGCAGAGATGGCGCGCGCCTTTCTGGATGAGGCCTACGCATTGTTGCCCGAACATCTGCGGCAACGTGGCCTTGCGACAGGATCACCTGCCACGGAGCACCTGCAGGCCCATAGCCAGATGGGGACATTGCCGGCCATTGAGGCTGCGCTGAAATGGCTGCCAAATGCGGAGTTGGATTACGACAGCTGGGTGCGGATTGGCATGGCGTTGAAAGGCGCGCTTGGCGATGCTGGGGGCGACATCTTTGCCGGCTGGTCAGCGCAGGCTGCCAAAGATGTGCCCGCGGCGACCGCGAAGGCTTGGGCAAGCTTCAAACCCGATCGCATTGGCGCCGGCACGATCTACCACCTCGCCATGGAACGCGGCTGGCAACCTGATGCATCACTGCGCTTTGATGGATCGACGGCCCGCGATGAACAGCATCCTGCGGCGGATCTCTTGTCGAAGCTGGGAGGGCATTCCGAGGTTCATGAGGAACCTTCGGCCACCTCGACATTCACGCTGGCCATACCGGATGGATTAGTGGGTGATTTGACCGATTACATGCTGTCGACAGCCCGGCGTCCTCAGCCGTTGTTGTCACTCGGTGCTAGCCTTTGCGCGATTGGTGCGCTCATGGGACGGCAGTATCGCACCGAGAGTAACCTGCGCTCGAACCTGTATGTCGTGGGCATTGCGGATAGCGGATCAGGCAAGAACCACGCCCGCGAGATCATCAACGAGGTCTTTTTCGAGGCGGGGCTGGCCCATCATCTGGGCGGCAACAAGATCGCCTCCGGTGCAGGGTTGCTCACTGCGCTGCACCGCCAGCCCGCGATCCTGTTCCAGATTGATGAGTTTGGCATGTTCCTGGCGGCGGCGGCCGACCGGCGGCGCAGTCCGCGCCACATCACTGAAATCCTCGACAACATGACCGAGCTTTACACGGCTGCGGGCGGGATTTTCCTTGGTGCAGAATATGCCAACCGAGATGGCTCAAACGAGCGGCGGGATATCAATCAGCCCTGCCTAAGTGTTTACGGCACAACAACGCCGCTGCATTTTTGGGGCGCATTGCAGGGCGCAAACGTCGTCGATGGATCGCTGGCGCGCTTTTTGATCCTGCCCAGTGATGAGGATTACCCGGACGAAAATATCGCCATGGGCATGCGCCAGGCACCACCTGCGCTGATCGCTGGGCTGCAAAGCGTGGCCTCTGGGGGCGGGCATCAGAAGGGCAATCTTGCAGGCAAGACGGCCGATCAGAACACTGCGGTGAACCCAACTATCGTACCCATGACCGAGGATGCTCGTGCCCGGTTTCGGCTGCTCAGCGCAGAGCTGACGGGTGAGTTGCGCGCGGCAAGTGGCACAGCCTTCACGGCGATCCTGGCCCGGATTGGGGAGAACGCATTGAAGCTTGCATTGATTGTCGCGGTCGGGCGCGATCCGACAAAGCCTGCGATCGACCTCTCGGCCGCAGATTGGGCTATCGACTTCGTGCGCCACTATGCGCGGCAAACCATGGAGGCTGTTGAACGCCATGTCGCGGACACCGAGACGGAAGCGCATCTCAAGCGGTTGAAGGAGATCATTCGGGCGGCAGGTGCGAAAGGCATCGCCAAATCTGAAATCACGCGCGCCTCACAATGGCTCAAGTCGCGTGACCGTGATGAGATCCTGCTGACCTTGATCGAAAGCGGGGATGTCACGACCGGCATGCGCGGCTCATCGACCAAGCAGGCCATGGTGTACAGGTTGGCGCGGTTTG